TGCCTTATTTCTTCGCTTTCTTCTATTGCGTGTTCTTTCCAATGTACGCGCCTAATTTCATCTTCTACGATTTCGCTAGGCGTGTTTGTTAAACAATATACTAGAAGGCTTTCTTCTTTACCTGTAAGCCACATATAGCCCTGTAGTTGATAGTAGTAATCTTTGTTAGGTATTTCGTCTTCAAAGAAAGGAAAAGTAGTTCCGTCGAAACTTGTTTTTACATCTAGTAAAACTTCGTTCGTGTTTACGTCAGGTGTTCCTGTTATGTAATCATTTTGGAAGTGTTCTTCATTCTTGTAAATGAATCCAACGTTTAGAACTTCGTTAGCAAGCGTTATAGAATCTTCTTCGCATTCGTTTCCCTTGTCGGTATAACGTGAAGACCATTCCTTTTTTATTCCGTATTTATGTTCTAGAACAAGTTCCTGAATATACGATTGCGCTGTTTTAGATAACTGTTCAGTTTTTGATCGCGAAGCAGTCATTAATTTACCTAGGCTTGAACATCTTATTTTCATAATTACGATTTTTTAATTATTTGCATTTGCTCCGTGTCTAGGTCGAACTTTTCTATAAGTTCATCCATTGCATAAGAACCTGCCTTAACTGCTTCTAAAGCCTTGTTAAAACGTTCTTTTGTTATTTTAGGCTTGTTTGTTTGTACGCCTGCTGCGTCTGTGTCTTTGTCCGTTATTATTCCAAGTGCAGAAGAAAGCGCATATCTACGGAAGTATGTTACACCGCTTCCAAACGATTGGAAAGTGTTCATTCCTTTTAGTTCTACTTCAGGAATTAAAGTGCTGCTTTGTATTTGTTCTCCTGTTTCTACGTGGAAAAGTACAGTAACTAGGTAGTGACGTTCTTCGTTGGTGTTTAGTAGTTGTGTGAATCCTAGTCCGTGTTTTTTTAGGAGCGGATTAATTACTTCAAAAATCGCAGGAAGGTCAGCGTAGCTGTAGCCATAGCCTTTTGTTCCTTTGTGAATTACAGGTGCTTCTTGCTGAAAAGCCGCAAGCGCTTTAAATAAATTTTTCATAGTGTGAATTTTTAATTTATACAAATATAAATATTATATCCGAATAAACTATATTTTTTTTGCTGTTTTTAATTCCAGTAAGGCGTATGTTTTTTCTATTGTTTGCGTTTCTTCAAACTCGGTAGTCTTTGGCATTCTTGAATCTGTTACCCATTCAGGCGTTATTTTTCTTAAATCAAAGGCGTAGATTCCTTTAGGTGTTGAATTAATGTATAAGGGGGTGTCTTCGTTGTTTATGTAGTATTTTATTAAGTTGAAGTACTTGTCTTTTTCTATTAGTAGTGTGCTGTAGTGCCTGTTTCTGCATTTAAGTTCTATTCGTGTTTTTCTAGTTTTGCTATAGCAGTCCCACCTACTAAATTGATCTTCGCTAAAAGTCAAGTCCTGAAAGTATTTTTCTTTCAAATAATCAAATAGTTCTTTTTCCTTCAAGGTCTTTAATCTTTTGTTTGTAGGTTGCTATTATTTCTTTTACTTCTTCAATAGTCCATTTTTTAGTTTCGTGGGCTTTGATATGAAGTTCTATTACTTTGTCTGCGCCTATTCTTTTTGCTATTCCTATTTGATAGTTTAATAAGTTTCCGTGTTTATGTTGGTTGCAGGTTACACATTGTCCGTGTACGTTTTCTTCGTCAAATGTCGTGTTTTTATGCGTTGTGCTGTAATAGTGTCCTGCATCGAATTTAGCGCCTAAAGGCTTTTCACAGCTTACACAGGGCTTATTCTTGTCGCGTTCCCTTATGTACTTATTAAATACCTGTTGTGCTAATTTCATATAATCGCTCAAGGTCATTAATTCAGCCTTCATTTTCTTCTTTTTGGCTTTCCAATTTTTTTCCTTTGCAGCTTCTACCCAAACACGGACACAAGCTTCTGCTAGGCAGTACTTTTGGTTGAAGTGTTTAGCTTCGAATTTTTCCTTACAATTTCTACAGCGTGGCATCTAAACAGCTTTTTAATATTTCTAAACAAAGTTCTTCAGGTATTTTACTTCTTTCGTAGCTTCCTTTTTTTCCTTGCGTTCCTGTTTTACTTCCTCTTGGTGCTTGTTCGTGTTGGCAGTTTCTATTATTATTAAAACATTCAGGACGTGGACGCCATCCTTTTGTGTTAAACATTGTATTCAAATGATTTGTAAAAATATCTGTAGGCTTTGCCCTAGTATCTCCATAACGACAATACCAAACAGTTGCTCGATCGCTAAATTGAATAAAATCCATTTTACGATAAGCACCTCTAGGATTTTCTATAAAGTATTTCAATTTTGGATTTATTTCTAAATATTCTTGAATTAAACTTATCATATTATTATTTAATCTGTCGCATTTATTAGCATAATCGCTTTTAGCTAATAAAGTATGTTCGTACCTATGATGACTAATTCCTGCAATAGAATAAGTAGTACAGTCAGGGCTGCTCCAAATAATGTCAGGTATAAAAGGAATATGTTCTTTTTTTAAAAATTCTATGTCAGTAATTAAATCAATGTTTTGATATGGATTCCAATCAACACTAAAAACATTCATACCTAAACTTTCAGCTACTTTTCCTATTGACCTACTACCTGCGTGTAATTCTAAAATATTCATAACAAAGGCGTTTTAGTGTATATCATTGCTTTGATTCTTTCCTTTTCAATCCATCTTAAAAACTTAAATAGCTTTTTCATAAGTCGCGTGCTTTTAATTCTAGTTCTAAATTCTCTATTTTACGCTTTAGTTCCATATTTATAAGTTCTAATCTAAAGGCGTTTTGCATTGCTGCCCTATATTCCTTTTCTAGTGAAGCGTAAACAAGGCTAATTTCTTGTATTTCGTGTTTTGTTTCGGTCATTGAATCTATTATGTCCTTGCGTTCCGGATGCTTTTCTTTTATTTCATCTAGGCTTAAAGTAACCTTTGTATAGGTGTGGTTTATTAGCACCTGTGTTCTAAATAGTGTGTAGTCTTCCATAGTTCGTGTTTTTATGTGTCCTTACAATTTGAATAAATATCGCAACTTTCCGAAAATAAATGATATTGAAAATTTATTTGTGAATGATAATCTTTTGGATTTGAATTAATTTTCTTTAGGTCTTCTATTAATTGTTCAGTAGTTCTTCCACCTCTAAAAAAAGTATATTTTTCTTTTCCGTATTTTTTTTCCATTTCTAAATTGAAATCAAAATAATTAGGATTCTCTTTATAAATTTTTGCTAAAACTTTATCCGATTTTTTCCAACAAGTTCTACAATTAGTATTGTAGCTTTTAAGTTTTAATCTAAAATCTTGTTTACTCCACCAATATGAAACTTCTTGCTTTGTAGTTGGCTTGTCGGTAATTAAAGGATAAATTAAATTTAATTCTTTTCTATTTTTATTTACCCTATCTACTTCATCTATTCTAATTCCAATCGCAGTTTTATAATTTTTCCATCCTATGGTTTTTACAAAACTTTTTATAGGATTTAATTTCATTTCTCTATTGCAATGTAAAAAATTATTATTTGGAATTCCATACTTCTTAATAACTTCTATAAATGGTTCTCTATTTCTTGATGCGGTTTTAAAATCTACTATTTTATGTGTTGAAGAAATTCTTTTGTCGTGATGAACTAAAGCTTCTACCCAAACTATTTCTATTTTCCATTTTTCAGCACAAAGATTAATAAATTCTAATGTTTCTTCTTCTTCATCGCCTGTATTCGCAAACACAAAAATCATATTATAAAATTCTGATTTATTATCTATAAGCCATTTTGCTAAATATGCGCTTGTTTCTCCACCACTAAAACTAATTAATAAATTTTCTTTCATTGTTTAGCGTATATTTTATTGTAAATATTTGGCGCAGGGTTTTCCTGCTCGTAATATATAAACTTTTCTTTGTCAAACCACAAAACAAGCTGCCCTATTTGACCTACAGAACGCGGTTTAATCTTGTTAAAGTTTACCATTGCTTGATTATAGCTTAAGTCTTCGCGGTGTACTGTAATCATACATTTACCTGAATTAAACCATTCACTACCGCCTTTTAAATCGTATGGCGAAGGTACGCTTCTTTTTCCGTTTATTTTTTCTGTTAGTTTAGGGTGGATAATTGTGTGTAAATGTAGGTTATTGTCTTCTGCTATTTGATTCCTGTAAGGAAGTACTACTTCTAAATATTGTGCATAGCCTCCGTATTCGTTGTAAGGGTGGCTTAAGTCTTTCCAAGAATCTATGGAAGCTGTTTCTAGTCCGTGTTTTTGTTTAAGTTCTACAGCATAATCGTAAAACTGAAAAGGTGTCATTTTAGCCTTTACGTCTTGTTTAGTTAGGATCTTAAAATGCGCTAATAGCCAATCTATGTTGCGGCTTATTTCTTCGTCTTTTATTACGTTAGGCGCTAAAGGATTAAAACTTTTTCCTGTTAGCTTGTGCATTAAGTCAGCTATTATTTCTACGTTGTTTCCTACGTCAGGAAAATAAACTAGGTGCTTCCATCCGTAATACTTAGAAGTGTTTAACAAACATTCCATTAGTAGCTGTGTTTTACCTGACATTGGAAAGCCTGTCCAATCTGTGCAGTTCCCTAGTTGCATAGAATAGAATTCGTCTAATCCCTTCCATCCTAAATACTTTCCTTTTTCGTTGTAATTGTCGCGGTGCTTATACATTTTTTGTATTACATCGCCTGCTTCTGTTATTTTAAATCCTTCTAATCCCACGGTGCTTTAAATTTAGTAGTGTTTATTTCTTCGTGTTTTGGTTCGTCTTTTAACCAATT